TTTTAAGGGCTTGATAAAGATTTGCTGTAAGTAATTGTGTGAGTATATCTGGTGAGTAGTCTTCCAAAAGTAATGAATTATTTCCAATACTACAATGTATCCGGAAAATATTATCAATAATTTTTCTTTGACTGTCTGTAGGAAATTTACCCGGCATAGTTATAAACTTGTCATCATATGCATCTGGTTCAAACAAGAGACAGTGTAGGACACTCCCTCCTACAAGGTGAGCATCCTTACTGTCTTCCCGCTGGTTGAGCACATAATGATTGTAAAAAGCAGCGGGTGAATAAAGTAACTTATTCAACCCACTATAACTGAAGTAAAATTTCTGTTTGTAAAATCTCTCTAGTTCATCAGAACCATTCAAAGTCATCAGTGGCATCTTGTTCTGTTTGATTGTTATTTGATTCATTTTCTTCAGCAAGTTTACTTATTATTTCTCCTAAAGCATAATCTTCTGCTTCAGTAAAGACAGACTCATCTTCAGGAAACTCTTTTTCTTCTTCCAACTCTATTAACTCTGACTTGAGTTCATTTCTCTCAATTCTTTCAAATGCAGTTTCTATGTCATCATCAGAGATTTCAAGGTCACTTTCAACCCCTTCAACCCCTGGAGCCACCCCTGCCACCCCTGGCATTGAATTCAAATCTTCTAGATTAGCATGTAGTTCAACAACCTCTTCTTCAACTTGACCTTCAGGAACAAAGTCTTCTATTGTATTATATACATAGTTTGTATTTAACAAAGCAAGAGTTTCTGGATTAATTGTCACGGATTTTACTTTAAAGAAAGTAGAATCACCATGCTTCTCAATTTCATGAGCATACTTGTCCATAATGATATTTATTTTCTCTGTATCAAGAACACCCTTGTCAATCAAAGACTTCATTATATCATCTATATTTGTATTCATATAACTATCCTTACCCAGATATCCAAGCAAAGACTTGAAGTTAACATGCTTTTTAGTATGACAGTTGTTCATTGCACCAGAATATTCTTTAAATAACATTTCTAGGTAGAGTAAGCTATCTATATAGTTAGAATTAGCCATAATCTCCATTGCCAAGATATGATTGTCATTATCTGAGCTCTTAAACATGTCTGATAACTGCTCAAACATTACTGAATCTATGATAACTGCATCTGCACCATTAATGTATTTTAATAGTTTAGCCTCATCATAAATTGTAAGATTGGTAACTGCAGGAAAATAATCTTTGTAAGAATCATTTACAGCATAGAAAGATCTAGAATTATTAATAGATGCTACAAGTCCAGGAATATTAGTCCTTGCTTCAAGAAATGGAGCTTCATTTCTAATTTCACTAGAAGAAGAATAGTCCATGTAGACATATTGCTCTTGGTAAAACTCTAATGCAGTGTCTATATTCTCAATATAGTACTCATCCATTTTATCTTTTATAGTCTCAAACATAGACTTAAAATCATCTGTTTTCATTCTATAAAACCAACGGTGATCAGAAATTTTATGCACAGTACTTTTACTAGCAAATACATGTGTAGCATCATTTATATCTCTTACAGATTTAATACCATGCTCCATAGTTAAATCTTTTAGTTTTACCCGGGGGATATTTACTCCAGGTAGAAAATACAATTTGTCTCCTTTTGTAGGGACATAATCATCATCAGAAATTGTAAAACTACTTTCATTATTATCTTCAGTACCAAAAATTGTATCAACTTTTATGCTTACTTCATTGCTAGTAGCTTCAATTTTAAAAAACAAATAATTTTTCATTGTCTTAAGTTTAATAAGGGGAGTTTTACCTCCCCCTATATTTGTTTTAATTTATTTTATGCTCCTTTTGGTGGGGAACAGCTTGATGTTTGACTTACTTGACAGCCATCTTCACCACGTCTTGATTCATCATGAGTGGAGAAAATTTCACCTTATTACCATTAACAATCTCTTTGACCATGTAATATCTAAGGTCATTAGTAAATGCTTCACAGTCAGTAGTAAGTTTAGCTATCCTGTCAATGATAGGTTTACCAACAGCTCCTTTATCTGCAAGAGTCAATGAATAATTAATTACCCTAGTTGCAATTACACTAGAAATATCAGCACGGAAGTCATCATCTTTACCAACTGCATTAGTAAGAGAGTTCATTACATACTGCTCATCTTTAGTTAAGATATCTGCAGGACTAATAATTCTATCTAGTTTGTTATTAATAAACATAGTAAACATTGAACTAAAATCTACACCAACAGAACCTTCACCAATCATTTGAATCAATGGAAGATCATCTTCAAACTTAGGTACAGAACTAATAGCATTAAAGAAAGTAGTAATAGATCTTGGATTAACTCTTTGAGTTACCAATTCTGGGTGCATCAACATAAAGTTAATACATCTACCATCTATGTTTGCTTTCTCTGCCCACTTAGCCCATACATCAGCATCATATTTCAACTCAACAGAGATAAATCTAGTCTTCTGAGCAACATCTAAAGAAGTTACATTATAATCACCATTGTCTGGATTAGTAGTCAAGATAACATGCCAATTCTTTGGTAATTTCCAAGAGACATATTCTTGTCTATCTAGAATCTCCATAGTTGCTTGCATAAATCTTGCATCAGCTCTAGTATAATCATCAAGAATCAAGAAACCACCTTCACCTTTACCTTGAATCCACTCAGGAGCAGCATGTGACATTCTCTTTGCAACAACTTTATGACCTTTCTGAAGTGCTACAGGTACCTGAGCTTCACCAATCCATTGAGTTTTACCTTCTACATTTTGTATTTGAAATTCTTTTACAGGAAACCCAACCAAGTCACCCAATTCTTCAAGCTGAGATAAATTCAGCTTTACAACTTCCATTTGTAATTCTTTACCCAACTGCATAATTGCAGAAGTTTTACCCAAACCAGCATCACCTTCAATATTAATAGCCACAGGAACTTTTCCTTCAGACTGAATGTGTTGGTTATTCTTAACCATGTGCTTAATAAAACTCTTTAACTCTTCAACATTTAATTGTACTTGGCTCATACTCTTTTTTTATAGTTCTAATTTGATTATTTTACCTGGTAAGCTGTTATTCATATGGGATCTCTCTGATAACACCCATAGGACATTTCCTTTAGGTTTTACATGTGTCCAACATTCACCATCAGTAAAATACACCAGGCTTGTATATTTCTTTTGGTTTTCATTAAAATACTCCAGGACAGGGTCAAACTCAGTTCCTCCCCTACCTTGCACTGACATTTCAAATTTACCTTTGTAAGGTTCAATTGATCTGATAGTTGTATCACACTGTACTATTGTTATATCTACGCCACATTTATATATGTGGTAGATTTCACTCATAAACTCTTTAAGTTCATCATCACTTACAGAACCTGAAGTATCTATGGCCAACAGCATGTGTTGTTTCATTTTTACTTTAAGACCCGGATTAGCTTCAAACCTTCTGTTCTCTTTCCTTCTGATCTTCTTAGTAAATACCTTGGTGCTTACACCAGTAAATCTCCTAATGAATCCTCTCCAGTCAAATTTAGGTTTAACAATTTCTTCTACTATTATGAGTCCTTCTATCTCTCCAGGAACAGTCCCTCTTTTCTTTTCTGTCTGCTCTTTAGCATCAGTAAGAACTTTCTGCAATTGTTTTTCAATTAACTTCTGTTCTGCCTCTGTTAAATCTTCAAAGTCTTCCCAAGTACTATGATCAGGTATGTCACCATTCTCTATATTCTCAAGAAGTTTATCCATATTGGAGTCTCCACAAGTACCATTCTTATCTTTTTCATCCTGAAGTTGATTCAGTTTATCATAATAATACCTAGCACCAGCTTTCCTATCTAGTTGTATATCAGTATAGTTATCTATGTCAATACCCCCTTCCGGCAGATATTGTTTACTTATATACTGATTTATTTCGCAATCCATTGCTACATTAGCCAGTTTCTTGTTAGTAAACTTAAAGAATGTAGTAAGATGTCCAAATGCAATATGAAGTAACTCATGCTTTAACAACCCAAGTCTGTGATTTTCACTAAGACTTTCCCAGAATTCTGGATTAATTGTAAGCTGATAATTAATTCCATTCTTACTTACACCAGCTGTAGGAACTCTTTTACTGTCCCATAGCTTATTCAACATAATGAGAAAGAACCCATAATAGGGCTCTTTCAACATTAGTTCTTTACCTGTTTTACTTAGACTCTGTTGTTTGTCCATCATCTTTTAGTTTAATGTTTATTTCAAAACTATCTGTTGGGTACCCAATTTGTTCTAACATTCTAGTCATATCTCTAATAAAGAATTCCATAAACAACTCTATTGAAGCTTTAGAACCTTTGTGAGCTGTAATAAGACTAAGAGTTCTTGGACTACTAAGATTACTTTCTCCAACTATACTCACTAGTTTGCTGTGTATTTTCTTCCCAGCCTCAGACCAATCAGACTTTGGTACACCAGAGAACTTATACATTACAAGTAACTCTCCTATGTATTTATCTACATCAACATTCTTCAATGCCTGAAATGCTACAATATGATTCTCTTTATCAGAGGATTGTAACATGCTTAATAAATTTCTTGTTTCTTCTTTGTCAAAAATCATTTTACTCATCAGTCTTCAATTTTTAATGTTTTAATTGCCCATTTCTCAGGTTTACCACTTGCAATCATATCTACCCATTCCTTTGCAGTAGGGATATAGTTGTTGCAATCTTCTTTAACATGCTGTTCTGCAACATATCTTGTATATACTGTTTTACCATCTGAGTTGACAAAAGACATTCCAAATATCTTTTCACATTCAAATATACCTTCACTATGATGTCTAAACATTCTGTGTTTACTATGCCCAATCCATTTTTTAGTTTCATCAAACCAATTATGAATTGCAATGTAATCACTCCATTCTCCACCCCATTTTTTTATTGAGGATTTACAGTGTTCTAAAGGATGTGCCATACTATTTATTTTGTAAATGTTCAATAACTCTTTCCCAATAAGTTCTGTTTTTCATTAGACCATCTCTAAATGGTGCTAATGAATAAGTGGCTCTAGCAGATTTTAAAGATTCTTCTTTAGCTTTTTCAGCACCATGTAATTTTAATGCATTGTTATACAATTCATCTGCTTTTTCCCTTTCTTTCATTCTTCTTCTGTTTTACTTAATAAATCTCCATCATGAAAAAATTCTTCATGATCAGTGACTCTTATATTATTATTTATAATATACTTCCCTGAAGGAACACATATACATAAATCTCCCCAACCACCTTCATTATTCCACCAATCCTCTATGTCACTAAGAATCTCATCTGCAAAAGATTCAATTTCACTATATAAACCTCCATCAATACTTGCTAAGTTGGATTCAGTTTCCCAGTCTTCAACTCTATCATTTACATCTTCTGGAGTCTCACATGGTTTTTTTGTAACACCTATCCATTCTATAGCACCGGAGTCTCCTCCACCATCATATTTTACTTTAACACCTGTAATACTTAAATCAGCCAACTTAAATAAGAGGCTTGTTAATTCTAATTCTGTCATAACTATTTGATTTTGTAAAACCTACCTAATATATTTCCATTTAGGTATTCTTCTTTTTCAAGAACCTCTCTAAGAAATTGAAACTTAGTCTCATAATATGTTAGTTCCATTTTAGAAAAGCATATCTTGACCATATACCTTTTGATTGGTATTTTATTCTTGTGAGCTTCTTTAAGAACTTCATTACTACTGTAATAGTTTTGGTAACTGGGTTTAGAAACAGTCTCATATTTTTTGTTTCTTTTGTCTGTCATTTTAGCAACAGCCTTTTTACCAAACTTCTTCTTTGTAACTGAATAAAAGTTCTTTTTACCTACATATCTTACAGATTTTCCATTAATAATAGCTTCCATCTCATACACAAATCCTACCGCACCTTCTGGAATCATGCCATCATTAAAAGGTCTTCCTTGATATAACCAACTCATAATGCTTGTTTTAATAATGGGAATAACACTTCTCTAACTTTATCTATACCATGTTCTTTTACTGAATCAGATAAATCCTTTTCCATTGGTAGCAATATATAGCTAAATCCATACTTCTCTTTGTATCTTTGAGCAGCTTTAACACCGGGTTCATCATTGTCAAACAAGACAACAATGTTAGCATACTTAAGCTTTAACTCCCCAATAGCCCTCTCTCCGATCATAGTATTCTCACTGTCTGGAGCAATAGCTTCAATATTACTGATACCTAGTTTATTGAAAGCCATCAAGTCTTTAAGTGAAGATGTAATAATCAGATACTTACAGTTATATTGCAATTGGTCTGTTCCTTGAATATAGTTCCCAACCTTGATAAACTTTTTCTGAGTACTCTTTGGCATATATATCTTGTACAAACTACCATCATTCCTAAAGTAACCATATGTATGGGACTTCCTAAATGTATGAGAAGTTATACTACCATCAGCTTCAGTTTTACTCATAGTAAAGAAAGCCAGCGGAACTACATTATATCTATCAAGCATTTTAGATCCAATCTTAAAGCTCATCCAGTATGTCTGATCAAAGTTAGTCCAGTGTCTCATTTCATAATCAACAACCTTATACTTATCATGGAACATTGTAGGTTCTGCAATATATACATCATTGTTTCTAAGAAACTGTTGGTAATCAAGAATTATTCTATTTATTGCATGACCTGCTGTAGGTAAATTAAATAAGTTTTTTACCATTTCAATACCATCACCTTGATAACCAGATGAAAAGTCCTTAAACTTATAACTTCTAGAATTAACATCAAAATATACAAACATAGAGGGAACCTTGTCTTTTGAATTAAATGCAGATAACATTTTTACATCTTGACCTGTTAGTTTTTCTTTGAGGTTTAGATAATACTCAAAGATCCACTCTCTTGGAACCTGCTCAATTTCAGTAATTAAATTTTTTGTTGAAATCATACTACCTAGTTTAAAAATTAAGGGGAAGCCATTTCTAACTCCCCCTATAACTGTTAGTCTAGGCTGAAGTCAGAAGATGTTTTAGGTGGAGTTGTGAAATCATCATCTCCAAAGCTTTTTACTTCTTTTGTCTCTAATTTTTTCAAATGTTTAGATTCATCAAAAGTAATAACTTTTCCTTCCTCTATTTCACCAAATGCATATTTTCTGTTATCTGCTTTTGGCAACCACATATCATAGTTTGTATAACCAGTTTTACCTTCATATTCTTTACCAGCAATACAGAACTCAAGATACTTATCCTTAATAGGTGCACTTGCATTAAATGCATCTACAAAGTCTTCAATAGTATCATGCTTACCATCTTGTCCGGTAAACCAGTCATTAATACCAAGAGTTTTACAAAGACTCTGTAAAAAGATCAATATAGATCTATCTCTCTGAATATTAATACCAGTTTTAGTTACTCCATCTGCAAATGCATACTGGCTTGCTTTTACTCTACCAATTTGACCAGCATAATGACCCTTTTCAGGATTATCTTTATCAAGAGCAAAACCTTCAAAACCTTCAATAGGTTCTGTTTCAACATGCAAAATCAAATGTTTTGCACCATCAATAAATTTAAAGTCTTCCAGATCTATCATGTTAATCTTTAATACATGATTTCCTGGAGAAATTGTTTTAGGTAGCCCACTGCCACCTGTTCCTAAGTCAGTTGTACTTAATCCCATTTTGTTTTTATTTTATTTGTTATTATACATAAACCTTATCCCAGTGAAACTCCAATTCACCTTTCTCATTCATTTCAGTTACTATTATCTCTTCATTTCGGAGATGTTCTGGTCTTGCACCACATGTAACTTCTTCATTAGTTTTAAAACTTAAAATAGTTTTATTACCCTTTCTATACATATAGCCAATAGCATCAGCATTAGCACAAATAAGAGACTTTATTTTACCTGTCAAATCAATATTTGCAGACATTACCATCTCTCCTTTATCATCAACTACCTTGTCTTTAATATGACCAGATAAAATAATGTGGGGAGCTAAGGTATCAATAAAATCTAAAACTTGGAAGAATGCTTGCCTAATATATAAATATCCAGCACCATTTGGTAATGTAGTTACATTGTCTCCATCATAATTTTTACCCATTGGAGTTTGACGGTAAAGTTTAATAGCAAGTGGTTGTATCATATCTTCTAATGCAGTCACAGTATCAATAGTAATGTATTTGTAAGGATTTCCAGCAGCTTTAATAGCTTTACCAGCATCCAATAACTCTTGTAAATTACTAATCTTTACTTTTAATGCTTCAACATAATCAGAACCATTCTCTAAATCCAGAATCAAATTATCCTCTAAACCGGCATAAGCAGTTGTTTTACCAGTCTTAGGCTTAGAATAAATAACCATTCTCTTGGGATTCTGTCTTTCAGCCTTTACTTTACTTGTAGGAAGTACTATACTCATATTTCACTTTTTGTTTGTTTAATCAAATCATTTAACCATGGTCTTGCACTTACTGGTTTCATCAACATGATTGCAGCAAGATCTCTAATTGTTATTTCAGATAGAGGTGTGTCTGCAATCTCTGTATTGTAAACTTCATCAAGTGATATATCACTTTCTTTTCCAGAAAACTCTTCCTCAAAGTCAGGAAACAATGATAAACTCTTTTGCAGTTTAGGTAATGACTCCTCTTTCTTAGCATCTTCTTTTCTCTTCTCATATAAGGCATAAGTAATCTCTGTACCATCATCTAGTACTGCTACTAACTCTGACAGAGGAACAGTATAAAGAACATATGGCTCACCCTTAAAGTTGCTACCTTCTTTAGTGTCATACTCTTCAGCATAAAATGGATTAGCTTTGTATTTAAAAAGCTGTCTATCCTCACTAAATGGAACTATATCAATAATATTACCCTTATCATCAGTAACATTATCATAGAACTCCATATAAATGTCTTCACCTTTGCTGATTTCAGACTCAAATAATTGTACTTGTCTTCCATACTTACCTTTCTGGAAAAATGCAGTCTTAATAATAAAAAACGGGTCAGCCAACCCTAGTTTCTTAAAAGTATCCATGTGTTTAACAAAGAACTCTTTCTCTTTTTCTTTTCTTATATTCATAATTAAAATTTACTGTGTTGATATTTTCTTTGTAGCACATGCCGGAGTAGGTATCTCTACTATTCTCATCACCTCTCTGTCAAGTTTAAAGAAACTTATCCTTGTGGTACCATTTCTAGATTTCAAAAAGTGAAAGACCAAGATGTCTTCATCATTTATGATATATCTGTCAGGCCCATACTGTCTTATTTTTCTTAGAGAGGGTTTGTTAATACCTAATACTACATCAGCATGTTGCAATAATGCATCAGAACCATAGATATCAGAGTCTAGTACATAATTACCATAATCTCCATCTAAAGCTCTCTTAGGATCATCTATGTTTCTATTCAACTGGCTGAGGACTACAAAAGCTATTGGATATCTCTTTTTCATCATGGTGAGTGCCTCACCTAGAGCTCCTAACATTTCAAATTTATCTTTTTGTCCCTTACCATTCTTAAATAAAGCTGAGTGATCTATTGCTACCAACATATTTGTGTACTCAATCTTTTCATTACCATCTTTATCAATAACATTTTTAGAATGTTTTTTCATTTGGTAATGTATTGTAGCACACATTTCATCTACTGTACATGCATCATAAACAACATCTATTATGTCTTTATGAGCAGTATTATCATAATACTGTTTACATTTGTCAAAAAGATCTTTACTAATCTTTTTACCCTTACTCATTAGAGTGTTGTAATCAGCACCAGTATTTAAACTGAATTTCCTAATACCACTGGTTTCATCAACCATTTCCATTTGAAACTTTAATATCCGGAATCTTTGATCAGTATTATTTTGTATAATATCACTAATCAATTGTTCCATGAATAAAGTCTTTCCGGTACCAGGCCTAGCACCAACTACGGTGATAGTTCTCCATTCTAATCCATCACAAAAGGCATCATTAAATTTGGGCCAAGCACTTCTTAAAGATTTAATATCTCCCCGGCTCCGGGCTGCCATCTTTGCTAATGCTTTGAATAGAGCATCTCTTTCACTTACGGGTTGCAGTGCTTGTGCACCATTAAATAATTCTGCCATT